GCGAAAATGTGCTCCAACCTGTGCGTGAGCATTACGGTATGGGCGTTAAAGTCAACTCAGGCTTCCGCCATCCAGATGTAAACGCGAAAGTCGGAGGTTCTAAAACTTCAGATCACTGTAAGGGTATGGCAGCGGATATTGAAATCCCCGGTATCCCCAACGCAGATTTAGCGCAATGGATTGTGGATCACATGCAGTTTCGCCAAGTTATCCTAGAGTTCTACACCCCCGGTATCCCCGACTCAGGCTGGGTGCATGTGAGTTTTAATCCTGCTGACAACAAGAAGCAGGTCTTGACCGCCACAAAGCGGGATGGAAAAACTGTGTACTTGCCCGGTCTTGTAGCATAAGAGTCTGCCATGCCACTGAAAAAACTACTGTTAAAGCCCGGGGTAAACCGGGAAAACACACGGTACACCAATGAAGGTGGCTGGTACGACTGCGACAAAATCCGTTTCCGACAAGGCACGCCGGAGAAGATCGGGGGCTGGGTACAGTTCTCTACCCGTACGTTCTTGGGCACCTGCCGCTCGTTAATCAACTGGATCACGCTCAGTGCGCTAAACCTGATTGGTACTGGGACAAACCTCAAGTACTATATTGAGCTGGGCACCGCTTTTTATGATGTCACGCCTATCCGTGCTACTACTGCAGCAGGGGATGTGACTTTTGCGGCAACTGCTGGCGCGTACACGATTGTGGTTACGGATACTGCCCACGGTGCAATTACGGGTGACTTTGTCACATTTAGTGGAGCAGTCAGTCTGGGCGGCGCTATTACTGCGGATGTGCTGAACCTTGAGTACCAAGTCTCTGTTATTGACGACGACACCTACACCATTACGTCCGCAGTAGCTGCAAACGCTTCAGACACGGGTAACGGCGGAGCCAGCACCGTTGGTGCATACCAAATCAATACCGGCCCTGCCATTCAAGCGGCTCAGACTGGTTGGGGCGCTAGCTACTGGGGCTTTGGTCCTTGGGGTATCGGGCAGTCTACGCTTGACGCTCTGCGTATCTGGAACCATTCCAACTTTGGTGAAGACCTGATCTACGGCCCCCGTGGCGGCGGTATCTACTACTGGGACGCTTCTGCCGGTGTGTCCACTCGGGGCGTTGCGCTGTCTACTTTGTCTGGCGCATCTGACACCCCCGTTGTGCAGAATAACTTACTTGTGTCTGACGTGTCTCGGTTTGTTCTGTGTTTTGGCGTTAACGGCCTCGGCACATCTACGCTGGACCCTATGCTGGTGCGCTGGTCAGATCAAGAAGACCCTGCAAACTGGACGCCTGCTATTACCAACCAAGCGGGTGATCTGCGCTTATCTATCGGCTCCGAGATTGTTACTGCTCGGCAGCAACGCCAAGAGATTTTGGTCTGGACAGACGCTGCGCTGTACTCTTTGCAGTACCTTGGCCCTCCGTTTGTCTGGGGCGCGCAGTCCGTTGGTGAGAACATCTCAATCATTTCCCCTAGTGCAGTAGCCTCCGCTAACAACGTGACCTACTGGATGGGTACCGACAAGTTCTATAAGTACGACGGTCGCGTGCAGACCCTGCGCTGTGACTTGCGCCAGTTTATTTTCCAGAACGCTGACCCCGATCTGACCCTCAACCACAACCAAACTGAGCAGATTTTTGCCAGCACGGTGGAGGCGTTTAACGAGGTCTGGTGGTTCTACTGCTCAACTAACTCTACGTCACCGAACCGGTACGTGGTCTATAACTACGCCGAGGATGTCTGGTACTACGGTTCGATGGACCGCACCGCGTGGATTGATAGCGGCTTGAGCCCGAACCCAATTGCAGCGACGCCGACTGGCTACCTGATGAACCAAGAAACGGGTGTGGACGACGGGGATAACGGCACGCTGCAGCCTATGGATGCTTATATTACGTCCTCTGAAATCGACATCGACGACGGGCACAACTTTGGGTTTATCTGGCGTTTGCTACCAGACATGACGTTCCGTGGCTCGACGGCGGCTAGCCCGACAGCTAACTTTACCCTGCTGCCCCTGCAGAACTCAGGCTCTGGGTACAACAATCCCGCGTCAGTTGGGGGTAGTAATACGGCACCGGTTGTCCGTACAGCCACCGTGCCCATTGAGCAGTTTACGGGTCAGGTCAACACTCGCGTTCGGGGCCGACAGATTTCCATCAAGGTGGAGTCCAACACGCTCGGGACGACTTGGCAGCTCGGGGCTCCTCGTATTGACATCCGTCAGGATGGGCGTCGGTAATGGCTAACGTCCTTACGTCCGAGTACGATCTTAATAAGACCGTTGCTCCGCGCCTACCTGCGGCTACCCAGCAGTACGAGCGCCAGTATCAGGACCAGCTCAACAACATCCTGCGTCTGTATTTCAACCAGCTTGATAACATTCTGGGGCAATTGGACTGGAACAAGCCGGTTGACTACATTGACTTTGATACGACAGGGACTGTTGCCCCACACCAAACCGGGCGGCTTGATTGGGACTCGGACGACGCGACTCTTGAACTCGACATGGAGTACGGAGTTGTACAACAAATTGGACAAGAGACATATGCCCGCGTGAGTAACAACACCGGGTCTACCATACTTAACGGCACGGTTGTCGGCTTTGCCGGAGCCACGGATGCTTCCTTGAGGGCAGCGCCTTATCTTGCTGACGGCTCGCAGCCATCACTGTACATTCTTGGTGTGATGACCCATGATTTGCCAGATACGGGCCAAAAAGGATACTGCACAGTTTGGGGCTTCGTTCGGGACGTAAATACCAGCGCTTTCTCTCAGGGCGACATCCTGTATGCGTCTCCCACCGTGGCAGGGGCGTTTACCAACGTCAAGCCGACTGCGCCAAACAACGTGGTGGTGATTGCGGCGGTGGTTAAAGTCGGTACGACGGACGGGGTCATCTTTGTTCGCCCGACCATTGAGCAGCAGAAGAACTACGGCACGTTCAATCGAACAACTAACTACGTCGCTGCCGCAGCAAACACGGCGTATGCCATTCCTTTTACAACAGCCCCAGTCAGTAACGGGATAAGCATCGGGTCGCCAACCTCTCGGATTGTTGCCTCGCAGTCTGGGTACTACGACATCTCATGTACGCTGCAATACACAAGCACCAACGCTGCCCAAAAAGACGCTTACGCTTGGATACGCAAGAACGGGGTGGACATCACTCAGTCTTCACGGATTGTGAGCTTGAACTTAAACAACGGCTATAGCCCTGTGCTTATTTCAGAAGCGGTTTCTTTGGCGGCAAATGACTACATTGAGATCATGTTTGCAACGACGGATACCTCTTTAAGTATTATTGCGGCTCCGGCAACTGCATTTGCCCCCGGCTCTCCAGCGGCTAACTTGATCGTTACGCAGGTCCAGCAATAACTTCCCATTTGTACTTTGACATACTAAAATACAGCTATGAACAACCTACACCCGATTGCCCGTGCTGTCCAGTCCCAAGGACGTAATCAAGACACGCAACTGGTTCACATGACCCCCGGTGAAGTGCAGGGTCTGCAGGCGCTTGCTATGGCGCACGGCGGTTCATTGACTATCAACCCGTCTACGGGTTTACCCGAAGCTGGGATTTTGAAGGATATCTTGCCTGCCATTGCAGGTTTTGCGCTTGGTCCGGCGGGCTTCGGCCTTATGAGTTCGGCTGGTGCTGGTTTGGCTGTTGGTGCTGGCGTTGGAATACTAAAGGGTGATTTGGGTGAGGGTTTTAAAGCCGGGCTTGGGGCTTGGGGCGGTGCATCATTGGGCGAAGGCATTCTTGGTGCCGGGCAAGCAGCAGTTGGTGGACAAGCCGCTGCAAGCGCCGCCGCTGATGCGGCTAGAATTGGAAAGGCAGGCGCTGGCGCAGTCGCTAATGCCGCGCGAGAAAGTGCCATACAAGAAGCTACCAAGTCTCAACTATTAAAAGAAGGCGCTAAGTCTGCGCTATCTAATCCAGCCGCTTTTATGGACACTATGGGCGGTTTTGGTAAAACGGCAAGTGCGATTGGCGCAGCAGGTCTTCCTGCTATGCTGTCCCAACAGACGGCTACTAAGATGCCTGAGAAACGCACGCCTACAACCGTGGCGCAGTTGGAGTATCGCAGACAAGTAGCACAGCCCCGTCGTGATCCTTACGATACCAGCGAGCAGCAGTGGTTTACAGGCCCCGGCTACGTTAAGACTGGGGAAACTACCTATGCCGCTGAAGGGGGTGTTATGGGCTATGCGCAGGGCGGCGCTCCTATTACTGGGGGCAAACGCGCTATTCTGTCGAACGAAGAGTATTTGAACCAGTACTTTTCCCCTGTTCAGACTGCTACACAGATGCCCGGCGTTCGCAAAGCAGAAGGCGGTATCGTTTCCCTAGCCGATGGCGGGTTGTCAGATTACTCTCCGTACCGTAGTAGCTACAAGCCCATGACGCCCGAAGAGTTCTCCAAAATGTATTTTGGACAGCAAGCGACTCCTACGGGTTTACCCGGTGGTGTTTCTGGCTACGAAGGACGCGAGCCTTACCAGTCGACCCCAACATCCCCGATATCTACTACCCCGGGAACTGGTGGTCAGAGTGATGTCTTTACAGATGAGAACGGCA